CAGGGAGCCTTAGAACCGGCAGTACCGGTGGTGCTCCCAAGTCCATCAGCCGCCAAAGAGACCACGCTCGATGAAATCAACAGCTTGGTCGTCAACAGTGTTGTCAGTTTGCTCAGCAAGTTTACGGAGCAGATCAATAACCAAACGCTTCACTTTTTCAGATTGAATGAATTGAAAAAGAAGCGGGCGAATAAGTGCAATCATTGTTAGTAAGTAGGTAAAGGACCGGGTGGGGTGAAGTTAGAGGTATAGCGAGCAACACCTTTGGTGATGCGAAGGTCGTCAACATGCCCATTAAAAGAATGGCTAATTGCGCCATAATCCATGAACCTTCCGACCCATGTAGTTCCATTGCCTCCGTAAATTGACGTAAATGTTCCATCAGACCCTTGCTGAATGCCGTCCTTGAACAATTTAATTGACGATCCAACCTTTACTGCTGCAACGTGCATCCAAGTATTCAGAGGAAGATCTGCTGGTCTACTTACAACTTGATCGCCTGAGCCAAGGCCATTGGTGGACCAATAAAAAATAAGATTAGTAGGACCTGCCGCAAAACTCCACTCCCTGCTACTGCCGCCTCCCTTGGCAACAAAGTAATTGTACGTTCGATTTCCTAGCAAATAAATCCACGCCTCCACCGTAAAGTCTTCTGCGACAGTAATTTGCAAAGAGGTTGATGCGGGTATAGCCAAATGATCGACCGAATCTACCGTAAACCTTATAGAGCTTTCACCAAACTTACTCTGCGCGGTACTGATCTGGGCATTACCCGCAGCGGTAACGGTCTTCGGGTCAAAGCTGCTATCAACAATCGTCGTGCTGCCGTTGGTGCCATCACCTTTTAACAGTAGTGAAACGTCGTAGAAGTAGTGTGGATCGTAACCAGTTTTGAAGTTATTGAAGAACGGCTGCGTAGGGGGCGTGAAGTTGCTGGTGTAACGGGCGACTCCTTTGGTGACGCGGAGGTCGTCGATGTAGCCGTTGAATGCAGCAGTTGGTGGGCTATAACCATCTACTCCAAGAATTGGTCTATTTAGCCCATTGGTGTAAGTAACGGTGTCTCCTATTGACCCAACAAGCGTTCCGCTGAGGTAGACGTTAAGGGTACTTCCATCTTTAACTACCGCTACATGGGTCCATGTAGTAAGCGGTATCGCAGCACTTGACGAAAGGACAGGGCTGCTATACCTGTAAAATTTAAGATAGCCAAGGGAATCGATTCTTATCCTAATCGCATTTGTTGCTGCGCCATTAAGTCCTAAGCTGTCGTATATGCTTGTTGTAGTCGAGGGACGCTGAATTTGATAGATCCACATTTCTACGGTCCAAGAATCGCCACCCATCTCAAGGCTGGTGTTCGTGCCGTTTACCTCGACATAATCCCCACTCCCATCAAACTTCAGCGAACTACCGTTCCATTTGCTTTGAGTGGTACTAATTTGGGCATTACCAACAGCCGTAACCGTCTTCGGGTCTGGGCTGCTATCAAAGATTTCCGTGCTGCCATCCGCACCATCATTGTGCAACAGCAACGACACCGCGCCGTAATACGGGTCAGCGGGTTGGGATGTGTTGGTTAGTTTGTAGGTCATGGTATAGCAGCTCCAATGTCGGTCATAAGGGTGGTTACGCGGGCGTCTAGAAGGGCGAGGTCCAGGGATTCGCCGATGCTGTAGAAGGAGAGGCGGGCGTTTACGGGATTATTAAGACTTCCACTATTATTCCTGCCAAAAACAAATATGTTCCCCGCAAGTGGTGTCAGTGAAATTTTTGTAAAGGACCTAATTACAGCATTGCTAATTTCTGAATAAGAAGAACTGGCGCTTCTTGAAATTCCTAGTGTGCCAGCAAGGGATGGGAAACCACCAGATGAGACGTTATTATTCCTACTACGGGATTGAAATTCATAGTTTCCCCCACCAAGAGGGGATGAAAACAATCCTGTGACTCCGCCACTGTTAATTCCTGTGCCCGCAAGAGTAAAATTGATAGTTGGTTGCTGTGTTAAAGAAACAACAACATGCTGACTATCTTGCGGCTCAGCATTATTATTCCTATTGCTATCTAAATACTTCGTACTACCATCGCCCACCAGCCCCGTCTCTCGGTCATAATCCCCCGCCACGAAGTTGTAATTAGTGGGCGCTGTTCCCTTCAACGGAACCAAAGCGCCAGCAAGCGTCCTAGCGCCAGCCAAAATGCAACTCGCTTTAATTGCATCCCAAATACCATCTGCCTTACAACCAATAATAAAATTATGGTAAGCAAGCTTAACGCCAGATTCTAGGCTTTGTCCATCAGCAGCTTCGACCGCTGCAATGTAATTGACAACATCGCTATCATGACGCGCTAATGTCACCTTTCCCGGAATAGAAAGCGGACTCATGGTATTGCAGCTCCTATATCTGTCATAAGGGTTGAAACGCGGTTGTCAAGTAGGGCGAGGTCTAGGGATTCTCCTATGGAGTAGAAGGAGAGGCGGTCATTGGTAAAATAATGACTAAGGCCGTTCCTGCTAAAAACAAAATAGGTTAGATTTGCTACGCCTACAGAAGTATCAGCCGCAGCCGTACTTGCACCGTTAATTCTGCGTGTTACCGAAGCGGAGTCTGATCTCGATACCCCAAAAAAGTTTTGAGTGGTATTAGCAGCAATAATAGTAGTTCCAGAAGAGGCTGCGGCAAATCTCCAGTTAGAAAAAAAGTCAATAAAAGTTGACTTGTTATAGGGACTTGTGGGGTTAACGACTCCAATAAAGCATCCGTTTGTTGTTGTGCCCGCACTTTTGAAGACGCTAAGATGTCGGTTGTTTTGAGGATCAGCGTTGTCGATGCGATTGCTGTTCAGATACTTCGTACTCCCATTTCCCTTTAACCCAGTCTCACGGTTGTAATCCGCAGCTACAAAGTTATTGTTAGTAGGCGCTGTCCCCTTCAACGGAACCAACGCCCCACTCAAAGTCCTAGCACCAGCAAGGATACAGGACGCCTTAATAGCGTCCCAGATCCCGTCAGTCTTACAGCCAATCACAAAGTCGTTAATCGCCAAAGCGACATCACCTTCGATGGCTTGACCGTCTGCTGCTTCGACTGCAGCAATATACGTCTGGGCGTCAGGATCAGTGATCCCGTTGTAACCAGACGCCCAAACTAAAGTCATACAACCTCCTCTTCAGCCGGAGTAGGCGGTCCCCAAGAACCGTTACCTTCTTCGTCCACGCTGTATTCGTAGACAATGCTGGTTACAGGGTCGGTCCACTGGTCATTGTTTGTCCAAGCAACGTCGTTGGTTTCTTGGGTAACTTCGCCGGTTTCTGGATCAGTAACTTCAGTAGTAACAGTAGTGGTCTCGGGGTAAACAACAACGTAAGGGATGGCATCGGGTCCGGTGTAAGCCGGATTACCGCGACCATCTTCAATCAAACGAGGAACGGAAGGACCGACGTAATACGGTCCAACCTTCAGATCCTGACAAGCTTTGTTGGCAACAGCAACGGCGTAATCACCGATAACTTGTTCAGCAGTTTTACCTTCAACAGAAGCGGTAGCCACGATGCCAGGGACTAGGTTGTCAGGGATAGTAATTGTGTAGTTCATGGTTTCAGTTTACCTCCGTTTGAAGTGAAGCTTCGTAAGCAGCGATAACTTCAGGGGTCCAAAGCGCCGTAGCAACAGCTTGCATCTCGGCGCATTCGTTGGTCATGTCTTCGCCAGGATGCTTGACGTGGCGGTGATATTGGCGTCCCACTTCGACACCATCCTTTTCAACAATGTCCGCACGACGGCATTGCAGGATGTTGTACGGGGGAATAATTTCAATTTTGTGTTCGTGGCGTTCAGTAAAAGCCATTAGGATCATCCTCCAGATGAGACAGGTTTAAGGCGTATGGCGACGATAGTCGTCACCTAGTTTTGAGCCGTTGCGGGCTATGTATTAAACAGTGGTTCTGTAAGTAATACTCACAGCGCAAGTCCAGGATTGAGCGCCCATTTCCGCAAGACTAATACTATCAAAACTTGAATTAGTCGCGTTATTTTGGATTCTGCACCTATTGTTGTTGGAATCCATTACGGCAGACAAGGTTCCTGATTGAGAAGTTGCTATATTATGTAAAGAAACTGATCCAACTGCAGATAATCCAGTTCCACCATCTGGTTGGAAAGGATAACTAAAAATCCAGAATGGGTTACTAGTTGAAGCTGTCCAACTTGTAACGCCAGTTAACTCACAGTGACAAGTAACCATCCTGCCTACTTTCACATAACTTGCACTACCAACTGACAAAGTATTTGAATAGGTTGTTGGAGTCCAAGTCCCCTCCTCATAATCATCCAGCGCGTTAGCAGCAGCCGTGTCGCCGTTGAACTGGATGCCGGTAGTGCCAGAGGCCAGACGGAAGTAAGAGTCAATAGTTGCACGAG